TTAAAGAAGTAATCAAAAAAGTATCTACTGACGGACTTGTTAAAAATTCTGGATGTGATTTTGACCCTACTTCAACACTAACATTAACTGAAAGAATTATTGAACCTAAATCTTTACAAGTTAACTTACAATTATGTAAGGCTGATTTTCGTTCAGATTGGGATGCCGTTTCTATGGGATATAGCGCTTTTGATTCACTTCCTCCTTCATTTTCGGACTTTTTACTAGGTCACGTTTCTGCTAAAGTAGCACAAAAGACTGAACAAGATATCTGGAATGGAGCAGCTGCAACAAACGGTTCTATTGCTGGATTCAAAGAATTAATGTTAGCTGACGCTGATGTATCTGACGTAGGTGCAGGAGCAGCAGTAACTGCAGCAAACGTTATTGACAAAATGGGATTAGTAGTAGATGCAATCAGCTCTACAATCTATACTTCAGAAGACTTATTTATTTATGTGTCTCAAAACGTAGCAAGAGCTTACGTAAGAGCATTAGGAGGCTTCCAAGCAACTATCGGTGCTGCTGGTACAGATAACAAAGGAACTCAATGGTACAACGGCGGAGGTCTTTCTTTTGACGGTGTAAAAATTGCAGTAGCAAATGGCTTACCTGACAATACAATGGTAGCAGCTGAAAAATCTAACTTATTCTTTGGAACTGGTTTACTAAACGACCAAAACGAAGTAAAAGTTATTGATATGGCAGACATTGACGGAAGTCAAAATGTACGTGTAGTGATGAGATATACTGCAGCGGTACAGTACGGACTAGGAAGCGAGATTGTTCTTTATTCTTAATAAATAAATTTTAAATAATCAAAGAGGGTGGATTGGCGACTTTCTACCCTTTTTTAATATAAAAAAACTATGGCTTGTGATTTAACTAAAGGTAGAAAAGAACCTTGCAAAGATGTAGTTGGTGGATTAAAATCAGTTTATTTTACAGACTTTGGAGACTTAGGAACTGTAACTAAAGTTGATGATGAAATTACCGACCTCTCAGGAACTTTTGTTGCCTACAAATATGAATTAAAAGGTGCATCTAGCTTTGAACAAGCTATAACATCTTCACGTGAAAACGGAACTACTTATTTTGAACAAACTTTAAACTTAACTTTAAAGAAATTATCAAAAGAAGATAACAAGGAGATTAAACTTCTTGCATACGGAAGACCTCACATCGCAGTTGAAGACTATAACGGAAATATTTTTCTTATGGGCTTAGAACACGGAAGTGAAGTAACAGGTGGAACTATAGTAACTGGTGCTGCAATGGCTGACCTTTCAGGTTATACATTAACGTTTGCTGCATCTGAATTACAACCTGCTAACTTTGTAGCTAGTCCAACAGCTGCAGACCCATACGCTGGTATGTCAAGTGCTACTGTAACAATTACTGTAGGAACTAACTCATAATTATTATTGATTGATATTAAAGGGGGCTTAATTGTCCCTTTTTTTATGCCTTATAATTAACAAAAACAAGATTATTTTATTGTATATATATGACGATACTACAAAGTTCTACGGACAGTCAAACGATAAACTTTATTCCTAGAGAATATACAGAGGGGACTACCTACACGATAACAATAAAAGACGAAACAACTAATACGGAAGTATTTAATTCTACTGAAACTATTTTTACTGCTTTAGATTATTACTATCAATATAGTAGCGTTTTTACATTAGTAGAGAATACAATGTATATGTTGGAAATCAAAGAAGGAACTAACGTAACATTTAAAGATAAAATATTCTGTACAAATCAAAACGTTACTACTTATACAGTAAATAAAAATGAATATACAGAAAACACAATAGCTAACGACTTTATAGTTTTATAATGGCAAGAAATACAAACAAAAAAGAAGGCGGTCTTCACGTAATTAATTTATCTACTTATAACAGACCTGAAATATCTGAAGATAAAAGAAAGGAATGGGTAGCTTACGGAACGGATAACAATTACTACCAATATCTGATTGACCTATTTACTAATAGTGCAACTAACAACGCTATTATTGGAGGGGTTTCTTCTATGGTCTATGGTAAAGGATTAGACGCTTTAGATAGTTCTTCTAAGACAGAAGAGTATGCTGCAATGCGTTCTATATTTTCTAATGATTGTTTAAGAAAAGTTACATTAGATTTAAAACTATTAGGAGAAGCAAGTTTTCAGGTTACATATCAAGACAAAAAAGTATATAAAGCAGAACACTTTCCAAGGCAAACATTAAGAGCTGAGAAGTGTAACGAAGAAGGGCAAATAGAAGCTTACTATTACCATCCAGACTGGGTAAATATTAAACCTTCTGACAAGCCTAAGAGAATTGCTTCATTTGGATTTGGTAACGGTAAAGAACCTGAAGTTAAAATAGCTAAAAGATACATATCTGGCTTTGATTATTACGCTCCTGTAGATTATCAAGGAGGTTTAGCTTATGCAGAACTAGAAAGTGAAGTATCTGATTACCTTATAAACGATGTACAAAATGGTTTTAGTGGAACTAAGGTAGTAAACTTTAACAACGGAATACCAGACCAAGACCAACAGCTAAGTATTAAGAACGATGTAATGCGTAAGCTTACAGGGTCAAAAGGGGAAAAGGTTATTATAGCATTTAACAACAATGCAGAAAGCAAGACAACGATTGATGACGTTCCTTTAAATGATGCTCCTGCTCATTACGAGTACCTATCTACTGAGTGTTCAAACAAGTTAATGGTAGCTCATAGAATTACATCTCCTTTACTTTTAGGTATAAGAACTGGTAACAATGGACTAGGAAATAATGCTGATGAAATCAAAACAGCATCCCTTCTATTTAATAACGTTACTATAAGACCGTATCAAGACCTTTTAATAGACTGTATTGACGATATATTAGCTTTTAATGGTATATCACTAAAATTATATTTCAAGACCTTACAGCCGCTTGAATTCATTGATACAGATAACGCCATTACAGACGAAGCAAGAGAAGAAGAGACTGGAGTAAAATTATCTAAAGAAGTTGATGAAGAAGCTTTTGATTTACTAAGTGAATTTGGAGAAGAAGAAGACCTTGAAGAATGGGAATTAGTAGATGAGCGTCAAGTAGATTATGGACAAGAAGAAGCATTAGATAAAATGATAGGTTTAGCTTCAACGGGTTCTGCAAGACCAAACGCTAAGAGTAAGCAAGATGGAGAATCAGATGGAATGAAATTCAAAGTACGTTATCAATATGCACCTTTAACAGCCTCTGCAAATAGCAGGGAGTTTTGTAAGAAAATGGTAGCTGGTAAAAAGATATATAGAAAAGAAGATATTATTCAAATGGGTAATCAATCTGTAAATGCAGGATGGGGATTAAATGGAGCAAATACTTATTCTATCTGGGAGTTTAAAGGCGGTGGAGATTGTCATCATTTTTGGATGCGAAAAACGTATATGGCTAAAGGAGTTACTCCAGATGCTAAAAACCCAAAAGCAGAAGTAAGCGTAAACAAAGCAAAGAAAGAAGGTTTTACACCTGAAAAGAATGAATCAAATGTGGCTAAACGTCCAACGGATATGCCTAATAACGGTTTTGTAAATAAATAAGAAATGGCAGAAGCATTATTAATAGGAAGAGCAGACGTAGTTAAATTTACTGCAATGAACGGAAACGTAGACACGGATAAGTTTATTCAATGGATTAAAACAGCTCAGGATATACATATACAAAACTACTTAGGAACTGACCTATTTGAAAAGATACAAGCTGATATAATAGCAGGTACTTTAACAGGAGACTATTTAACCCTTGTAAACGTCCATATAAAGCCTATGCTAATACATTGGGCAATGGTAGAGTACTTACCCTTTGCAGCCTATACAATCGCTAACAAGGGCGTATTTAAGCACTCTAGTGAAAACGCTGAAAACGTTAACAAAGAAGAAGTAGATTTTTTAATTGAAAAGGAAAGAGATTTAGCACAATATTATACAGATAGATTTATTGCTCATATGACTTATGAGAACGATAAGTTTCCTGAATATAGAACTAATAATAACGATGACATATTTCCTTCATATGATAGTTCATTCTCAGGTTGGGTATTATGATAAAAAGAAAAAAAGTAGGAAGCTACAAACCAAAACAAGATAATGTTATAAAATTAACTCAATATCTTGAGAACATAGATAACAAAATAGGTAATAAAGTATTGTATAAGTATGGCGAATAGCATTAACTGGGGTAAAATATATTGCGCAACTGAATGGGGAGACACATTTAATACAACAGATGACATCCCACAATTTTCAGCACCAGAATGTTGGGCTGGAGTATTAGGATTTACAGCAGATAACACAAACATATTAGCAGATTCAACATTATATACAGCAGACCAAACACAACTTTAAATAAAACACAATGGCTAAACAGACAGTAAATATAGGTTCAACGGCGAACGATGGTACAGGAGACCAGTTACGAAATGCCTTTGATAAACTTAATGATAACTTTGACGAGGTTTATGGAAATAACTTTGTTACTGAACAAATGCTTAACGATAATATTGTTGGAGCTGATGAGTTAAAAGTAACTGGAGACGGTGCTGCTGGTCAAATTCTTTCTTCAGATGGAGATGGAACTATGACTTGGATTACAGGCGTTACAGGAGATATTACAGGTGTTGAAGCTGGAGCTGGTTTAACAGGCGGAGGTACTGGAGGAGACGTTACTTTAAATGTAGTAGCTGGAACTGGTATTACTGTTGCTGCAGATGAGGTTGCTCTTGATACTACAGTACAAGATGAAATAACTTTAAATACAGCTAAGACTGGAATTACTACTCAACAAGCAACTGACATAACAACTAACAATGCTAAGGTTTCTGACCAAACGGTTGTTTTAACTGAAGGAGCAAATGTTACAATTACTGGAACTTATCCTAGTTTTACTATAGCATCTGATGATGTAGTAGGAGCTGTTAATTCTGTAAATGGAGATACTGGAGTAGTTGTTTTAGATACTGCAGATATAGCAGAAAATACTAACCTATATTATACAGAAGCTAGAGTAACTGCAAATGCTGAGGTTACAGCAAACACCGCTAAAACAGGCATTACTACGCAACAGGCATCTGATATAACGGCTAACAACGCAAAACTTACAGACCAAACAGTAACCTTAACTGATGCTGGTAATATAACAATTGGCGGGACTTATCCTGACTTTACAATAGCTTCAGCTGACGTAACTGGTGCTGTAACTTCTGTAAATGGTGCGGTTGGTGTTGTAGTTTTAGATACAGCTGACGTAGCAGAAGATACTAATTTATATTATACAGAAGCAAGAGTAGCTGCTAATTCAGCAGTTGCAGCAAATACTGCTAAAGTAACCAACGCAACTCATACAGGAGATGTAACAGGAGACGTAGCACTTACTATTGCAGATGATGCTGTTATTACTAGTAAGATATTAGATGTTAATGTAACTACAGCTAAGTTAGCTAATGGTGCTGTAAGTCACGATAAACTAGAAGACAGATATACAGAAGCAGTTTCAGTTACAACCTTAACAGGTGCTTATAGTTTAGACTGGTCTACAGGTGCTATCTTCGTAATGAGTGGCTCTTTAACAGGAAACATAGAATTTGACTTTACAAACTTTAAAGTAGGTCAAACAATAGATATCTATAACCTTACTGGTGCGCATTCAATAACTTTTGATTCAGATGCTGCTACAAGCGAAACCTTTAATAAATGTGGAGGCGTAGATTATGCAGGAGCTTCAACAAACCTAATACAAGTTCAATGTGTAGACGATTCAGCAAATGCTGTTTTCAATTATGCAGTTAGTGCTTATGTAAGTGATACAACACCAAGCTAAAAAATAAAATATGAAAGCAAGACAATTAGAAGACGGAACAATAAAAACGTTTAATAGAGTACCTAAAAGACTAGATAAAGTTATCGGTGGATTTGATACCCTATCAGATAGCGAACTTGAATCATTTGGTCTTTACGATGTAGTTACTCCAGTAATAAAAGCAAGCCAAAAGTTAGGAGCTATTGAATGGAGTGAGCAATATAGTGTTTTTCTTTATCCAGTTGAAAATAAAGAGTTCAGTCAATCTCTAGCAGAAATGAAAGCTCAAAAGATAGAAAACTTAAAAGCTATCTATGGAGCGGAATTAGCTAAAACAGATTGGATTATTATTAGAGACCAAGAACTTGGTAACACTACTGATTCAGATGTTCTAACTGCAAGAGCAGCCTTAAGAACAAACTGCGCAACAAAAGAAACCGCTATAAACGGTAAAACAACAAAAGCATACGTAGCAGATTATTCACTTCCAAGCTTTATATAAATGGGATTAAACGAAAAGTTTTTTAGGTCAGCAGATGAAGATGAACCTTTTTTCAATACTGTTTTATATACAGGAAATAATAGTAACAAATCTATTACTGGCGTTGGTTTTGCTCCTGATTTAGTATGGATAAAGAATAGAACTAATGCGAATAGTCATAATCTAATTGATAGCGTTAGAGGTGCTACAAAGGTAATTTTCTCAAACGCAACTAACGCTGAAAGTACACGTTCTGACTCGTTAACCTCATTTGATTCAGATGGTTTTTCATTAGGTAACTATGTAGGCGTAAATGGTAATCATAACTACGTTGCTTGGTGTTGGAAAGCAGGAGGTGCAGCGGTATCTAATACAGATGGAGATATACCTTCTAATGTATCTGCTAATGTAGCTAATGGTTTTAGTATTGTTAAATATACTGGGAACGGTTCAGGCTCTGAGCAAACAGTAGGACACGGATTAGGTGTTAAACCAGAGATGGTTATAATAAAAGATTTAGATAATGTTAGGGATTGGTTTGTTTATACAGACATTATTGACGGTTCTATGGATGTTTTGTATTTAAACAAGACAGATGCAAAAGCAAATTCATCAAGAACAAGTCCCACTTCTAGCGTTTATAAAATAGCTGGAACTACTACCTTAAACAAGAGTAATCAAAATTTTATATCTTATTGCTTTCATTCAGTTGCTGGTGTATCTAAAGTAGGGAGTTTTGTAGGAACTGGAGCTGCTGGAAAGAAAATTACTCTTGATTTTGAACCCTCTTGGATAATTACAAAAAGAACGTCTACAGCTGGTGCAGGTTGGGCAATAATAGACAATAAAAGAAGTACTGCCTCAATCAAAAGGGATTACCTGTATGCTAATACTAATGGTGCTGAAGCTACTTCTGGTAGCGGTATAACCTTTAATACGGATGGATTTACTTTTAGCGGAGCTTCTTTTAATACTAGTGGAGATACTCATATATACTACGCAATAGCATAAAATAAATTGGAACAAGATTTGAAGATATATGGATTGAGTATCACTTCGCTATTGTTTAGCGGGTGGGAAAGTATTAACCCCTTTTTACAATTTATAGTTTTAATACTAACAATAGTTTACACAGGAATTAATATATACAAAGTAAGAAAGAAATGAAGAAACGTGATTTGATACATTACTGCGGTGCAGCTGGTATATTCTTAATGGTAGTTCTGCTATTATTATACTTAGCAAACAATTCAATCCCTGCAGACAATAAAGATATATTCGTATCTATTACGGGTATGATAGTAGGTAGTTTATCTGTAGTCATCTATGCTATTATAGG